GTGGAACATCTGGTTCTAGTGGTTCTTCAGGAACTGCCGGTACATCAGGAAGCTCAGGTTCATCAGGAACAGCGGGTACTTCAGGTTCAAGTGGATCTTCAGGAACATCTGGTTCTAGTGGTTCATCAGGTTCTAGTGGTACTTCAGGAACATCTGGTTCTAGTGGTTCATCAGGTTCATCAGGAACAAGTGGATCTTCAGGTTCATCAGGTTCTAACGGATCTTCAGGAACTTCAGTATCAGTATCAGGTACCGCAAACACAATGGTTAAGTTCACAGGAGCATCAACAGTAGGTAACTCAGCGTTTATTGACACAGGTACTTACATGACTGCAAGTACACAAACATTGTGGGTTACAGGAGCTTTAGTAGTCGGAGGTTCAACACCAACAACTACGGTTGGAACTATTAGAGCGGCTGCGGATGTTATAGCTTATGCATCTTCTGATGAAAGATTAAAAGAAAATGTCTTTACAATATCAGGATCTTTAGATAAATTAATGTCAATCCGTGGTGTTGAATTTGATTGGAAGACAATGCCAGGTGTACATGATAATGAAGGTCACGACATCGGTGTAATCGCTCAAGAAATTGAAAAGGTTTTCCCTGAAGTTGTAACAACAAGAGAGAATGGTTATAAAGCTGTTAAGTACGAAAAATTAGTAGCATTGTTAATTCAAACAAATAAAGAATTATTAGCGAGAGTAGAGGCACTTGAAGCTAAAATAAAATAAGTAATATAAAATCCCACCATATTGATAAAAAGATATGGTGGGTATTTATAAAAATATAATTTAAATAAAAAATGGCTTTAGTTAGTGTTATACCAGCAACGGGAACTGAAATAAGTATGGGTAGAATTGCAGGAGCAATGGGATTAGCTACAACGAACGTTGGTTTAAACTCAACTTTAGGTGCGAACCGTTCAAAATTATCAGGTTCAGTCGCACAAAATTCAAATATACCTGCCTCAGGTACAACACAAGAATCATCTGATTTTGGAGGTATGTCATCTTCATTCACTTATTAATTTTACATTTTCAATTTTTTTTCTTATATTAATATCATATTATGGATATTAATTATAAAAATTTTCCGAGTAAATACGAGTTATATTACATCAAATGGAACGGTATTGGGTTTGATAAAGACAAACTAATATCTTTCATGAAACGTATTAAATGGTTAAAATTTCTATCTTTCTTTTCATCATCTAAAAGAGAAGAATTACGAATACTATTAGAAATTTATAATCAATACAATGAAAATACCCTAAGAGGTATTTTAAATAACGATGAAACCATATCAAGATGGGCTCTCATAGAAAAATGGGCACGAATTGCAGCAATCGATATTCTTTTAACCAATACCTATTCAAGAGGAACATTCACAATAATCAGTAATTTACCAATCAAAGACTATCAATTAGTTATGAAACGAATTGAAGAGATGGTTAAATTACACAGAGAAGTTACACATCAATCAGACATCATTTCAAACGACATACCAGGACTATGAGTAAATCATTTTATAACAGTTCCATATGGGACGGAAAGACTTGTAAATTAGCAATATTAGTACCAACAAGAGACATGGTACATTCACATTTTTCATATTGTTTAGCACAACTAATGAAAACTACTTCTGAGATGGGAATTGATACCTATTTGTTCTACGATTCAAGTACGATTCTATTAAATCAAAGAGAAAAATTAATTGAGAAAGCTAAAGAAGTTAGAGCGGACTACGTACTTTGGTTAGATAGTGATATGATGTTCCCTTCAACCACCGCATTACGTCTTTTAGAACACAATGAGGACATCGTGGCGTGTAACTATATGAAACGTACCAAAGGAGATAAAACGGTCGCATATACGGACGTAACGGATTGGGAATCGTGGGTTCCATTGGATAAGATGAATGGACTTGTTAAAGTTGAGGGTGTTGGTATGGGATGTATGTTAATGAAAACAAATGTGTTTGCATCTTTAATCAAACCGTACTTTGAATTTACCTTTAAAGAAGATAGTCAAGATTGGTATGGAGAAGATTTTAATCTATTAGCAAAATTAAGAAAATTGGGTTACGATGTTTATATCGATACTGTATTAAGTAGGGACATTAAACATATCGGAAACTACGCTTTTGGAGTCTGAAAATCCTTTTTAATAACAATCTTCATATTACCCATTTCATATTCACCTGGTTCATATTGGGGTATTGATAATCTTAACGTGTATAATGTATAGATGTCTTGGTCAGTAAATTCCTTAATCTCGTAAATTAAAACATCACACGTATCAATAAAGGTGAACTTACTTCTTAAATCATAATTTGTATTAGGTTGTTCGTTACTTATATAGTCCTCAGGTATTTCACCAATTTCAATCTTATCAAAGAATGGTTCAATCTGAATCAATCTAGTTTTATTTCGGGTAACTAAACCCATGTTGAATGTCTTGTATTTGAAATCTTGTTCTTCCCAATATCTAATTTCTTGAAATGATTTCATAGGTATTCCCCACTTCCTAATAAAATTTCGATTTGAATTCATCTCAATCAAAATTCTCCTATCTTTCATATCATTACTGAATCTTGATGTTTGAGAAACAAAGTGATAAGTAATTGCCGAATCACATGTCATTAATCTATAACCTTTTAACTTTGCTCTAAGTAAGAAGTCATCGTCTTCAGAGAAACAAGGAAAGAAACTATAACCATCAAACATTCCAACTTCTTCGAACATCTTTTTATATCCACTCATAAAAAATACGGCACCTGAATATAAGTTGTTACTGTTCTTATTTTGTTGAACGTAATTGTTGAAATTATAATCATCGAAGTCAACAAACGTTGTTCCTAAATCCATTAAAACTTTACCTGGTCTTTTATGTCCTGCAAATATCGGAGGTTCAACAGTTGTGTAGGATAATAACATATCAGGTTCTAATAGTCTTTCAATAGATTCTAAAAACCCATCACCAATAACCATATCATTATGAATTAAAACTAATTTTTCAGTATCAACTAATTTAATTCCCGCATTGTAGTTATCTGAAAAGGTTAATCTATCGTCATCATGAATATAAGATAAAAAATCATCATCTAAAGATTGTAACCATTCTTTCGTACCATCATCAGATCCACCACTACTAATAACAAACGGAGCTTCGGGGTATATGTTACGTAATCTACTATAACATTCTTTTGTTAATTCCAATCTATTATAAACCGCTAATACAAAACTTATATTCATATACTACTGTAAAAATTATTTTGACGTTCTTGTCGTTCTATTTCTTTATGATGTTGAATACAATATTCTTCATCATCGGGAAGTGATGCAAATTTACTACCACCAATTATTCTTTCGTGAACTCTACTATACCATTTGAGATGTTTCTTATAAATTCTACCTTGTCTATCAGGAAAATTCACCCATCCCTTTTCATTTACCGACCAACCCCATTTGTTGACATGTTCTCGAGTTAAACCATTTACAGTATTGATTCTTGGGACAAAGATTAAATCAACATTTGGATTCATTTCAAGGATGATGTGTAAATTCTCAACCATGTATTGACTAATCATTTCATCAGCGTCAATTTGATAGATGTAATCACCACTACAATAACCATTTAATATGTTCTTCCAATCCGCAAAGTTATTATTCCAATCAATACTTCTCCAAGTTTGTACATTAGGTTTAATATTGAATGGTAATAAGAAATCTAATACTTCTTTATTTCCATTCTTTTCATCATATAAAATAACAATCTCATCAATTGGTCTTTTGTGTTTCAGAATGAACGGAACTAATTTCTTTATCTCCTCCAATTCGTTGCAAACTGTTATTGCGTAACTTATCTTCATACTTTTTTTTATTTTCTTCTAATGTTAATTCTTCACATCTCCAACACCATTCTCTATCATCTGTGTCCCAACTATGTCGTTCGCATTTCATGCTCTATTTCCTCCCATATTTAACCAATAGTTTAAATAATCACCATCATTATTACCACCACCGTTTATTCTTCTTGTTAATTCACTTATAATTTCATTATCAATCTCATTTAAAATTTGTTGGGACATGATATTTGTTAATTCTACCTCAGCATCAATTCCATGATGTTGAACTAAATCTTCGCCGTCCTCACGATTCCACACTGCTCTTAATCTTCTTACACCTCCCGCAACATTTAAAGTGTTCATGTTATTAAACACAAATGTATTTTCAACAAACCCTCCGAAAAATTTAAATTTTTTCATTATACTCTTTCTCTTGCAAATAATTTAAAAACTCTACCATTATCATTAAATGTCATTTCGGCATTAGTTGTTGGATTCAAACGAATACTACATTCATTAGGTCCCGTTGCAAATACTATCGGCTCATCATCACCAAACTGAAAACAAAAGTCAACATTCTCAGGAGCGAAAGATGCTCGTGTTAATGTTAATTGTTGTATTGGTTCTAAACGTAGAAATGTATTTTCTTCTTCTTTTTGAAAAAATTTAAAGTTCATTACACTTGCTTTTGTCTCGCGTATAATTTAAAAAATTTACCTGTGTTAGGATCTGTAAATTTTATAAATGAATTACTATTATTTCCTAATGTGATAACCACTTGTTTATTCGTTGAATTTTCATCATTTTCTGTAAACACAACTGGTTCATCATTATCAAATTGAACAACCCACTCACATGGATTAAATTCTTGAATCACATCTATCATTTCAGATGTTACATCCGGTACAACTTGAGGTTTCTTTTTTCTTGCCATTTTATTTGATTTTATTTAATTTAGGTAAAACTAATTTTGTTTGTTCAGGTATTTTTGAATGTGGTTCTAAATAAGATTGGAATACTTCTTTCATTTTATTCAATGTAAAGTTCTCACCATTGGTAATTCTTAACAATTCTGACTTCTCCAATAATTTATCATAATCCTTTTTCACATATTTCATAACACCAACTACTTCATCATAGTTTGCAGTAAACCACTTCGAACCTTTAATGATAAAATTATCTATAGCACTATTATCAACATCAGTTAACTTACCACCAATCATAATTGAATTGTCGGCAGTTAAAAAATCTTTATGACCAGACCAATTAGATGCCAACACAGGTTTACCTGTCATAGTAAATTCAAGTAACGGTCTACCAAAACCTTCACCTTTGGTTATTGAAATCATTGTTTTGATTTTAGGATGATTATAAAGTTCATTCATCTCTTCATCACTTAAATCACCAAACAACAAATAGATTGGTGGTTTATTAGTTTTATCTCCAACAATTGATTCAATTCTTTTAATCAAACCTTCACGTTCTTTTACTGAAAAAGATGCTGATGATGTTTTTAATACTAATGCCGGCATATCTTCACTACCCGCAAATGCGTCTGAAAAACATTTGATTAACATCCCAACATCTTTTCTATCTTGACCAATGTTTCCTTTTAACCAATGACCAACAAACAAAAATGCAAAGTCTTCTTTAATGTCAATATCAATACCTTTATAGACATTATTGTATATTTCAGTATCAACACCTTCAAATAATACTTTGATTGGTGTTTCAATCCTATGTTGTTTAATTAATCTACCGGTGTTTTTTTCATTTTCGTTGTACACCGTTGAAACTAAAACATCTCTTGAAAAATTAGAAGTTGCAATCACCATATCCATTAGGTTACAACCATCAATCCATTCTTTTGGTGCAACTGTTGTTTCAATACCGGCAGTTATACCGATATTAAATTTACCTAATTTTCTAAATTCATTTGGTACTGTAACTTGAATATAAATGTCTGGCACGTTACCCATCTGAGTAACAATGTTGTTTTCAATCCATTGATGAAATTCATTATTCATGTCTAAAGCAGTTAATGGAGTTGCTCCCCATACACAACTGTCGATTTTAATATCAAACAAATTCATTTCTCTTAAAGCCCATAACAAATCTCTTGAATGTGCACCATAACCGCTTCTTGTCTTAACTGGTCCTCTATATAATACTACTGGTTTACTCATATTACTTTATGTAAATTAAATCTTTTTTTAGGTTTATAATTTTCTAACGCCCCTTCAACACCTTTAACCATCGCATCACACATAATTTTTGATGATAAATTGTTAATGGCAAATTCTCTACCCTTTAATCCAATTTCTTTTCGTTCTTTATTAGTTAAAGTATAAACTTTATAAATTGAATTTGCAACATCATCGTCGTTAACTCTATCATCAAAGATGTATGGAGTGACTGGTGAACCATTTATATTAATCGCCGATGGCCAAACAGGAAACGCCCATTCACCATGTGGAGTATTTTGATATGTTTCTTTGTGGTTAAGAGTTTGTATATTAACATAATCATCCGCACTATAATCAAACCCACACTGGTCTTGTAATCCACCTGTTACATTGACAATAATAGGTGTTCCCGCCATTATACTTTCCGCTGTTGCTAAACCAAATCCCTCATTATTTGCGATATTGATTGTACAATCAGATAGATT